ACAAGAGAGTAGTGCCAAACAAGAGAGTAGTGCCAATCAAGAGAGTAGTGCCAAACAAGATATTAGTAAAAAAATAATAACATTGAAAGCAATAACAACATATAAATTAGCAGATTTACAACAACTAGCACAGTTAAATAATATATGTGTCAAAGAAAATGGCAAAAATAAAACAAAAAAACAATTGTACGATGAACTTGGTAGTTTGTAAATAGTTATTCATATCTTTTTTTATTGGTTAATATAAAATTGATTAAAATAATTTAAAAATTAAAATAAATATAATATATATAAATGCAAATAAAATCATATGCTAAGGCTTTAGAAGCACTTGTGGCCAACGCAGAACAAAATACAAATTATGAATTGGAAGTTTTATTGAAAAATTACCAAAATAATGTAATCACCCAAGATAAATTTTTTAATGTATTGAAAAGATTGAATAGTGAACCAGATATTATGTTTAGCAATGAAGAAGAATATTTAGATATTATAGTAGATTCTGTTAGATTTACTATTGTTGGTAATAATAATATAATAAAATATTGTCAAAGTGAAGATATAAAAAGTATTGATCCTAAATATATACATATTGTACAAAAAAAGAATATAAACAAAATAGATATTAATGATTACAAAATACGATTTAATCTTAAAAATGAAATAACACTTGATAGAAAAAAAAAAATAGTTACCGATATTTTGAAAGATTGGAAAACGGTATCTAAAATTTTTAGATACAAAAAACGTATTTCCTTCCTTACAAATGATAATATGTTTCAATATGATATGACTATGATCAAATCTAATAAGGTGAGTGAAAAGGGTCCAAATACAACAATGAAAAAAAGAGATATTCCAAATTACAAAAAAAAATATGTCGCAAAACCATTTCATGTAAAAAATTTTAATCAATGGTTCAATAAATTTAATGATAATGATGATGTGCCAATGATTGGTAAAAGTTTTGATAAATTAGTTCCGTATAAATCTGTAAAACAATCAAAAGTATTTGATAATGATTTAGAATATGAAATAGAAATAGAATATATTGGTAATAAATTACAAGGTAAAAAACCATCTCATAAAGCAATTTTATTGAACATGATACAAAATTTAATTATTGTATTGCAAGCATACCATAAAACCTATTATATTATTTCTGACAATGAAAAAAATGATGTAATAACACAATACAATACATTAATGAATTCATATAGATTTAGTGCTCCTATGAATGTTACATTAGAAAAAAAACATATGATAGAAAGAAGTTATGTTGACTATAATAATTTAGTATCTATAAGAAAGGAATATTCGGTAACTGATAAGGCTGATGGTGAACGAAATCTATTAATTATATTACAAAATGGAAAAATGTATTTACTTAATAGAAAAAATGACATTAAATATTTAGGTGCTAGTTGTATTGAATTAGGNGGTAGTATTTTAGATAGTGAATATATATTNAATGATAAACATAACAATAATATTAATTTACTAATGTTATTTGATGCTTATTTTTATAAAGGAACTGATGTAAGAAATAGAATTCTTCAACGGTCACAAGAAGAAATNNTAGAAAATAAAATAAAAGAATCCAGACTAGAAATATCTCAAGAAATATATGATATTCTACAAACAAATCTAAAATTAGAATCAAATAATAACTTAAGAATACATTTGAAACAATTTTTATTCGGAGATGATGATATTTATACAAAAGAAACAGAAATATATATAGATAATCAACAAAAGGAACTTATAAAATATACTGAAGATGATCAAGAATATAAAGATATTTTGGAATCTATTTCTATCCATAAATCTGATCAAAAAATATTTGAGTGTTGTTCAAATTTGTATAGTAAAGAATATGAATATAAAATAGATGGTCTTATATTTACTCCGAGAAATTTGTTTGCAGGTGAAGAACCTGGGTCTAAGCCTAAATTTAATGGAAGATGGTATAGATCATTTAAATGGAAACCTCCAGAAGAAAATACCATAGATTTTGTTGTTGAAATAATGAAAGATCCAAATAATATTACAAAGGATTTAATTAAAAATAATAGTAGTGGTTCATATAAAACATTGATATTAAAAATAGGATATGATCCGGAAAGACATAATGTATACAATTCAATGCGAGTATTAAACGAAAATATTGTATATGAAAAAGAATTTACAAGCATTGAATTTTTCCCAGCAGATCCATATTCTAAAGATGCTTGTTATGCTCCAATATTATTAGAAGATGATAACATATATACATTGGATGATAAAATGATAATAAAAGATGATATGATAATTGAATGTAAATACAATATTGATGAAAGTGGTATTTTTAAATGGAGTCCTATGAGAGTAAGAGATAATTTGACACCGAATGATTATATTACAGCAAATAATGTATGGAATTGTATACATAATCCAGTAACATTAGACATGATTACAACTGGTAAATCGGAAACTGATAACAATGAATTTGATATATATTACAACAACAATACTAAACGTAAAGAAAGACAATGTACACCAATGTATGATTTCCATTCATATGTAAAAAAGAAATTGATAACTGATAATATATCTGGAAATAATAATTTACTAGATACATCTGTAGGTAAAGGTGGTGATTTAAATCATTGGATTTCTGCGAATATTAATATGGTTGTCGGTATCGATGTATGTAAATATGGATTAGTTGAACCATCTGGAACATGTAATCGTATATTAAAAAAAAGTNTTGANTTAAATGATATTCATTTTGCCGAAAATTCATTAATTATATGGGCNGATACATCTAAAAATATTATGAAAGATGGTGGATTAGATNNATTAAANAAATATTATTTAGATATTATTTATGGNAATNANTTGTTTGAAAATATTGAAAATAGTAAACTAAANAAATTCCATAANTTAGGTAATGTATCTGAAGGNGGTGGNTTTGATATGGTNAGTTGTCAATTTAGTATACATTATTATTTTGAAAATAGCACTATTTTGAATACATATTTAAGTAATGTTTCAAATTCATTAAAAACTGGAGGGATATTTATTGGTACTTGTTTGAATGGTAATAAAGTATTTAATGTACTAAAAACAAATGATACTATTCGAAATGAAGGAGAATATACGTGTTGGAAAATTACAAAAAAATATACAAATAAAAAATTTTCAGTAAATGAAAATTCTCTTGGATTAGAAATAGATGTTTTTAATGAATCTATAGGTATATCTATTAAAGAATATTTAGTAAATATGGATTATTTAATATATATGTGTGATAAATATAAATTGAAAATAAAAGAAATTGATAGTTTTGAAACTAAATATTCTAATATGGGTTCAGAAAAATATGGCACTATTGATAAAATGACAGATGATATGAAAAAATACAGTTTCTTGAATAATTACTTCATATTTGAAAAAATATAGATAATAGTTATTTAAAGTATTTACTATATTCATATGTATGAATAAAAATACCTACCATCTCAAAAAAGATAAGTTATGTAAGTTACCGTCTATATCCTTAAAATTTAATTCACATGAACAACATAATATACATAATATATATGAATATAATCAATTAATAGTTTACAAAAATAATATTGATAATTTAGAATATAATAAATCATGGGATAAAGCCAAAAAATTAAGTAATATGTTTGAACTTATATATCTTCCAAATAAAAAATTTAAACATGATTCAATATCTAAATATGAACCTTTAAGCAGAGCATATTTCAAATTGTTTGAAATATTAGTTGATTTTGATTTAATAAATCGTAATAATAAATTGAATATTGCTGCATTAGCAGAAGGACCAGGTGGTTTTATAGAAGCAACGTTAAATTATAGAAAAAGGATAACTAATATAAAAGATAATATCCAAGCAATAACATTATATTCTTCTAATAAAGATATTCCTGGATGGAATAAATCTAAGAATTTTTTAAGAAAAAATTCAAATGTAACTATTAGTTATGGAAAAGATAATAGCGGAGATTTGTACAAGTTACAAAATATAATACAATATTCAAAAATATTTAATAATGATGTCGATTTTGTAACTGCCGATGGTGGATTTGATTTTTCTTATAATTTTAATAAACAAGAACATTTATCATATCGTATATTATTNTGCGAAATAGTAACTGCTCTAAGTGTTCAAAAAAAAGGTGGATCATTTGTATGNAAATTTTTTGATATGTACACTGATATTACCAAATCATTGGTATATTTATTATTATCAGTATATGAAAATGTATATATTACAAAACCAAATACAAGTAGAGCTGCTAATTCTGAAAAATATATTGTATGTAAAGATTTTATAGGAATTGATAAAAACTATTTAAATAAATTATATATTGTAGTTAAAAGTTTAGATTTTATTTACGAAAATAATATGTATGTACATCAAATTTTTGATTATGATGATGATGATTTTTTACAACAAATGAATACTATTAATACCCATTTTTATAATAATCAAATTAATAGTATTAAAAAAACATTAAATATTATTGAAACAAATGATTTAGATATAGAGTTCGGATATTCTATAAAACAACAAACCATATTGGCATATAATTGGTGTAAATATTACAAAGTATCAATTAATTATAATAGTAAATATATTAAAAAATACAAAAATATATTATCTATACCGAATCTTAAGACTAAAAAAAATTATTAATTGACATAATACTATTCCGTTTGATACAATTAAAGGATTTTCAAATATCATTATTCCATAAATTAAAAATAATATACATGTTGTAATTTGTAATCCAATAAACCAAAAGGATATATCATTTACTTTTTTTGTTTTTATAGTATGTACAATTTGTGGAATCAATGTTATAGTTAGAAAAAAGGCACCAATATATCCAATTGATTCTGCTATTTTATTTTCAGTCATATTGTAATTATTTAATTATCTTTATATTCAATTTATTTTATGAAAAAAATATTGTATTATTATATAATGGTTAGTTTAGATTTAGTGCTTTTGCTTTTAATTTTAATATTAGTTGTATACTTATTGTATTTACATTTAAGTCCAATAAATGATGCTCAACTTAAAAATAATGTTTTAGTTAATGAATTAAATAAGGCTGAAATTATAAATAATAATTTAGTAAATAATTTAAATAAAAATAATAAATTAGTAAATAACATTGTCAAAAATAACAATGTTAATAATTTATTAACAAATGATTTAGTAAATAATTTATCAAATAATGGTAATAATTTAGTAAATAATTTAGTAAATAGTCCATTAATGAATAATGGTGTAAACAATCCATTCGTTAACAGTCCATTAATGAATAATGGTGTAAACAATCCAGTCGTTAACAGTCCATTAATGAATAATGGTGTAAACAATCCAGTCGTTAACAGTCCATTAATGAATAATGGTGTAAACAATCCAGTCGTTAACAATTCAGATGCTAATGGTTTAAATAGTGGATCTGTAAATGGTGGAAACAATGCATATGTAAATGGTGGAANCNNTAAATGGTGGAAACAATGAAGTGAATTCGGGAAATCTTATTGAAACATTAAATTATTATTAAAAATAAAATATAAATTATATATATATATGAATTATCCAGTTGATTTAAATTCAGATGTTGACCCTATTTATAG